TGCTCCTCCGTATTCGCCTAAGCCATGATTTTGCAATATATATCTGCCAGTACCAGCATGACCTGGCCTATGTTCCCATATAACGTCAATTTTCATTATCATATCATCAGTAAGTTCAATATCTCCATCATTAAATGATGTAATTGATGTAAATGTTTTTGAATCTTTTGTGCTCCTGTTAGATACTGGGTCTTCCCATCCAGTTGTATCCCACAAGGGATGTTCATGAAATGCTGCATCTTCAAATCCTGCCACAGTTTCAGCATTATATAATTCATCATCCATTGTATAGACAGTAGCAAACTTACCATTTTCAATATCTATGGTTGTATTGGCATCACCGCCTACACTTAGGGCTTTCTTTTCAGCGGCAGTAGGTATCCCGTCTGAAGCATCAAATATATCAGTTGAAGCGCTAGACCTTTTTCCTATTGTAATTTCAAAATAAGGAGGAGGACAGTCTGATAATCTATTAGTCCAATTAGTAGTTGAGCCTACTTGATTTGCTCCCTGAAATGCATAATTAAAAGTAAAATAAACATTTGCAATACTACCAGTTGTATACGCAGACATCGTACTTTGCATGTCAGTAGTACTAGCTGTTCCGCTTCCAGTTGCTGCACCTGCCCACATATAATAACTTGGATTCGCCACTAATCTTGCAGTGGTTATATCAGTATCACCATTTGTTTCTGCAAGCCCGAGTGATGTTGGGTTTTCTTCAGCATCTGTTAATAAAGCATGTTCCCCACCTACATGATTTACATTTGGTACATAGTAAGAAAGAAGTCTTCCTTGTCCATATAAATCGTCTAATGCCCAATTTGTATCAGCTAAGCTATTATTTGTATGTACATATGCTTGATGTGCTCCATCAAAGGTTACTGCATTCATATAATCTGATGCATTGAATTTTTGGTCAACTTCAGCAGCATTTCCAACTGCACTAATTAATAATGGAGGATTTAAAGCTAATTCATTATCTCTTACTTTGTGAACATCATCTTGATAATATAATAATTTTGTTGAATTACCTGAATCAAAATTTGCATCAGATATTTTAAGCATTCCATTTATATAATTATATACAGGCTTCATTTTTATACCACTCCATGTTAAACCTGAATTATCTATCCAAATATTATTTTCTTCATTGTATATATTTATTTTAGACTCTGTAGATGTATTATCATTTAAAAATATTAAATCACTACCAAGAGATGATGATTCTATTTGAATAGTATCAAAATATAGTGTATGATTATCAACATTTCCAGTTGCGCTAGTTTGAAATCCTCTTTTTCCTGCATGTAAATTAATAACCCAATCATTAACTGCATTATATTCTGATGGTATTTTAAAATTCATTGTATATTTATTCCACTCTGTTATTTCATTATCTCTTGGGTGAGGTAAAACTTTATTTGAAAATTTACCATCTTTTTTACACATTGATTCTAAATTTGGAAATGATTTTTTTATACATATTGAGTCAAATGATATAATATTCCCAGAGACTGCAAAAGCACTTAACCCAAGTCTTATTTTTGTTGGAGTTCCATTATTATCAGGAACAAAAAATTTGTTTGCTGTATTATTCGTATCACTAAAAACACTTTGGATACCTGTTGCTTCATAAGGAATATTTGTATAATCTGTAAGAGTACTGCTTATAATAGCAGTTCGAATCCAATTAGTTAAATATCTTGCTGTATATAAAACATCATCATCTGTTATTTGAGCTGCTGTTCCTCCAGCAAATACTAATGTAGTATTATTTGTAACTGAAGTACATACACCTAAGAATGTTCCATTAGATTTATATACTTCTTGATATTGCAATAATTCATTTGTCGCTGCCGAGCCTGCTCCGCTACCGTTGTCTACTGTTAATGTTACTGAACCATCTGCTGCTGCTTCAGTTTCTGCTGCATATACACCTGTGCTAACTAAATTATTTTGGTCTAATATTGAAAACATAGGAGCTGCTGCTGCAGCATTTTTTGATGTTATAAAAGATAAATCATACCACTGATTATCTTCTAAAGTTATATCTTGATACATATAACAAGATGGAATTGTCATACCTCCTTGGCCATTAAAATTAACTATTTTATTCTCAATAGCAGAACCAAAAGTCATTTTCAATGTATTGCCTTCATCTCCGTATGCATCAGCTCCTGTTTCAAATGAATAAGTAATTGCATCATTTGTTGTAGCATTCCATCCATCATATGCCATCCAACTTGTAGGTGGGTTATATGTTGTATCTCCTGCTCCTCCATTTGCAGTACCTTGCCCTCCATCACCTCCTGTAGCTGAACCATCTTCAAAATCTCCATTAACAACATAATTTTTTGTAATATTTTGAGCATATTGATAAGAAGATTCACTTCCAGATATAAATGCAGGGCCGCTTTTGCCTTGAAATAAATATAATCCTGTATTTGTTTCATCTGTTACACTGTCTGAATAAATCTGAATAAAAGGATATACATCTGAATGATTTGTATCTGCTACATAATCATAATATTTTGCTGAACATTTAACCCAAAAAGATAATGTATATTTTACTCCTGGTTGAAGAGTATTATTACCAATAGTTGTAGAGTTTGATGCCAATACATCTCCAGCTGCCCATGATGTAGATGATTTTGGATTATAAGTTATAAATCCTAGTGATGATGATTGGTTATTTGTTATTGATGATACTTTGCTTCTTAAAAAATAAGAATTTTCATTTTGAGCTTCATGAGCAGTAATATCATCATACGGAAAATCACTCCCTCCTTTGTCAATATAATTTTTATTACCAGAGTTTCCAAATGTTGAATTATCTCCAGCCCATCTAAATATTTTATATTTTGAAGATGAGTCAACTGCTGCTGAAAATGCAGACTCTAATGTTGCTATATGAGTGTCTGGGTCAGCATCTGTATACGCATAACTTACAATCCTCCTTGATTCTCCAATCCCAGTTCCTTCATATATAAGAACAGTCATATTTCTATAAAAATTATTAGTATTATGACTTGCCTTAGATTGAAAGGTAGGTAAAAGAGCCAATGTTAGTGATGTGCTAGAACATGCAACAACAGTGCCTTCTTCAAAAGCACTTTCAAATTGACCATCTAAAATAGTCGGAGTTGTATCAATTGAAGTTGAAAACAGTCCATAACCAATTTGAAAATTTGAATTATCATGAGGAAGGTTATAAACACTTTCAACTAATGCTCCACCAAACTTTATTATTCCAACTTGAGATGGACTTGCATTATATAATCTTGAAAATTCACCTACTTTTATATCTCTTGGGTCAGAAAAAGCATTAAGTCCACTACTAAAATCTTTTATTTCAAGAACTTGTTTAGCCATTTAAAGCTTTCTTTACTTCATCCCAAATTTTATCATCAAGTTTATTTTCGCTTCTTCCAACAAGCCAATCGCCTAATTTAACTAATATTGCAATCATAACTTTTTGACTTAACATTTTTGTTGCTATTGAGCCTAATATTGCTCCCATTTATTTCTCCTTTATTTTACATTTACAATCATCACATACAACAAATTTTCTTGCAGGATGTGAATTCTTTTCAAGCTTTGCAACCCTTAATCGCAAATCTAATAATTCTTCTTCAAATTGTTTTTTCCACATATCTATTAGTCCCATTCTTCATCATCTTCATATATATCAAACAGTTCCCATTTATAAAGCCACCAAAGACCTCCAAAAAAGACTACCATAAATCCTAATATAAAGTAGCCTAAGCCAACCATTGCTAACCTTTTATCTTAGCATAAAATGTCATTAAAGCCAATATTATAGCAAAGCTTAATGATACAAACGTTAGAATGGGGTTTAAAACGTCTAAAATGCCTATTACTGTAGATAAAAAGCTTGTACTAATACCTATCTCTGGGTAAGTAGATAAAACTCTTAATGTGTCCTTCATTTTTTCTCCTTGCAATCATCCCATTTTTTTAAGTCAAGCATTGGTAAAGGCTTTTCTATTGTATGGTCTTTTAATTTAGTATTTTGTATTGACAATTTATTTCCACCTTTAATATAAGGTTTTCCATTTTCTTGACATCCAACATCATAAACAAACACTGTTGTTTTCCACATTGATATTCTTGTTATCCTTGCTGGTCTTCCATTTAAAATTATTGTATCGTCTACATTGAGGTCGTTCCCAGCCATTACTTTCAATCCCTCTATCGCAGATTCTATCGTACTCTTTCCTAATAGAAAAAGAAATGCTCCTATTATCATCCATCCATACTCCCCTATAAGATGCTCTATTACTTCTTTTTCCATTATTCTCCATTATTTATTACCATCTAAATATTGACCCCATAAAGAAGTCTTTCCATCAATTATTTCTAGTACATGAACTATATAATTTCCATTTTTAAAAAAATCTATAATAGCTACTGCGTGATTCCAGTTAGTTAAATTACCTCTTAACCAATCTTCATCTTTTTTAATATCTTTTAAACATCCCATACTCCAGGCACTCATTGTTCCTCCCACTCCAGTATCAGTGTATCTTTGTAAATCGTGAGTATGTCCATACATAATGCTTTCTTTATATGAACTAAGATGTGCTTTTGCGTGATGCATTCCAGTTTTATGACCGTGAGTAAAATTTAACTTTCCTATTTTTAATAGCTTTCTTCTAAAATATGGATGATATTTATATCCACGTTCTTTTATTCTTAATGCATTTTGAGTTTTATAATGACCTAAGTAAGGGTATCTTACCACAAAATTGTCTAGCCATACCTCATGATTACCTTGAACAAAATGTCGTTTTTTACATTCTACTTTATCTAAAGATGCATCAATTATATCCATACCTTTATTTACATTTTTAACATCTTTATCCAACAATGGGATTAAATCCTCCATTGGTTTTTTATTTCTACCTTTCCAATAGTGATTACTAAAATGTTCCCATTCTCCAGTGTCACCTAAATCTACATATATTGTAGGTTTTACTATTTCAATTACTTGACATACTATATTTATTGCTTTTTCACAATGAAAAGGGAAATGTTTATCAGGAGTAACTACTGCTCTATCAACAATTCCTTTGTTTAATTTTGCCATTATATCCTTCCTTATTTCAAAAAACTATTTTTTCTTTTGTTCAGATTTATTTTCTTCTTCAATTAAAGCTTCTAAAGTTTCAATTGCTCCTATACTTTTTAGATAAATCTGATATGCTTGTTCTTTTTGCCTCTCATAGGCTTTCAACTTTTCTTTCAAAGTTTCCATATCGTTCCTTTATGTTATAATCTTGGTACTGATAAAGTTCTAACTCCACTTTTTCTTAATGGATATTGTTTAACCATTTTATCATACATTCCTCTAAAATATTGTGCTCTTTGTATATCTCCTGCATCTTCAAACATTCTTGATTTAATATAACATACAACAGCAGGATGTAATCCTGAATCTAATCCAGCTTCTGTTTTTAAATCTTCTGTTTGAGCATCAATTGTTCCATATTTTGCTGTATATGTAATCCTTAAACCATTGTCAATAAACAATGATGTAAAAGTTACTCCACTTGAAGCTCCTTCATTACTCTCGCTATTACTGGCTGCAATTCTAAAGGTAGTACCAACTCCAAATGAGTCTGCTACAGCTGTAACTGCATGATTACCATCATATGAAGTTGTTCCAGATATTGCGACTCTATCGCCTATAGCCAATGTATGACCAACTGATGTAAAATCTACAAAACCACCTGCTGCAGTAGACGAGGCTGTAAGATTACCGCTTAAATTACCAGCTCCTTGAAATGAATCATATTTTTCAACTGTTGATTCTCCAGATACAGACGTTGTATCTTCGCATACAATCGCTAATCTATCTTCATCATTATACCATGCAAAATTACTATTTGGATATGTTCTTTTATTTGTCGCCATATAAACCTTATGTTAATGAATCATCGCTTCCAGTTGAAGCTGTCCATGTTGCAGTATTTGAATCTGTATCTTCTCTTAGTATTTTATGAGAGTCAGCTAATTTAGGTATCATAACATATCTGTCATTTGTATCTAATACTTCAACTCTTTTAATATCTACAACATCATCATCTAATGAATACCATCTTTGATGTTTTTTTAAATCTGTAGTTTTTGAAGATGTAAAATTTCTTTTATGAGATGCAATATCATCTAATGCATCATTAATTAATTGAAACATATATTGCTCTTGCTGTCTTCCAAATAACTTTTCTATTTGTTCTATTATATTTTTAGCTGTCATTATTTAGCCTCTCTTTTTTGTGGTTTTGGTATTCCTTGAGCTGCTAACATTGTAATACCTTTATCATAATCTTGTTTTAATGTTGTTATAATTGGAGCAAATAATTCAGGGTCTTCTTCACTAACCATTAAAAACTCTGTTGCTTTTATTGATGCATATAAAACTACTAAATATTCTGCTTCATTAGGAAAATTATCTAT